ACTGCAATTGTGGATGCTTGCGTAATTTATTAAAGTGTACATTAACTACTTCGTTGGTCCATTCTAAGTAATGCTCGCTGAACATCTTATCACCGCAACTACTAGTATAACGCATCAGCAACCATATGCCTACTTTTTTCTTTTCTTCTTCTGTTAAACTATCATACCAGCCTCTATCTTTAGTATCAATAGATCTCATTTCTTCTTTGATGTTTAATTTATTTGACAATGATTACTTCTCCTTCAGTTTCTATCCAAACCTTTGCGCCACATGATAATGGCTTGTCTGGGCTATATACTACTTTTGAATCACCCTTAATAACAACTTCGTGTGCGTAGTTATTATTTTTAGATGTTTTACATGTTAGCACAGGTTCTCTTTCGCCTGTTTTACTATTGCGTTTTATAACGTGTTGATTAACATGTATTCTAGTCTTCATTGTACTACCAAAGCTCACTAATGTCAAGTATTTCTGGTAACTTATTTGCTTCTTTTACAAATAATACACAAGGTGAATTTGGTTCATCACTTAATGGAACATTTAACAAATGTCCAAACTTTAGTTTAGGTGCATACCATTTTACATCTGTATAGATATTAGTAATATTTACATCTAAATACTTTGGAGTAAAACCAGTTAATGGATTAAATGCAAATACACTAAACCCTCTGTCATTTAAACTCATTAAACTTAATACTTCTGGATTACCGCATTCTGGGTCACAAATTACAATGCTCCAATCTAATGGCATAGTAATAGAATATTCACCTATTTGAATAACTGCCGCTGGTGCATAAAAACTTTCTAAGAACACTAGTGGAATAAAGTAATAATCAATGTGTCCTGGATTACTATAATCTAAAATGCTGTATCTTAAATCGTCTATTGTTTCTGGTATGTCATCTAGTTCATACGTTTCATTCTCAACTGTTAATATTTTCATACTTATTCCTTATTGCCAATCTACTTTATCAATCGTAAATGGATAGTTTGCTTCTTTATAAAACTTCTTACGCTCTGTTAAGTGTTTTTTACTGAATTTTGCTGAACTGGTAATATCCCATATTTGAACATTATCCTTATCTTCAGCTTTACGTATTCCACGACCAATACTTTGAATAACTCTAACAAAACTTTTACCCGGTTCTATTAGTACCAAATTAAAGATGCGTGGTATATTGATTCCTACTGCCGCAACACCATATGTTGCTACTACAATTTGATTAGTTCCTTCATTGATATCATCATAATGATCTTTACGATCTGTTGACTTCATTGCGCCACTAACAAAGTTTGCTTGTGGAAGATTATCACAAATCAATCCGCCTGCTTTGATTCTATCTACTAATACAAGTGTATTTCCTGATTGAGAAACCTTTTCAATTAATCCACTCACATATTCCATTCGAGCTTTATCTGTAGTAAGATATGTTAGCTCGCTTTGGTAATTATTATATTCTACAAATTCTTTCATTTGTACAACATTAACATGACATTGACTAAGTACATCCATGTCTTGTAGTTCACTTGCACTAAGTCTGTTAGTTACTTCGCCTAAACACGCTTGTAAACTAACCTTCTCATGATCCGCTTTAGGAATAGTTCCTGTTAGACCCCAACGCAATGGAATGTGTGCAAATTCTTTTGTTAATAAATCTTTTAACACATCTGCTTTAGCTTGGTGTACTTCGTCTACAATAACACAAGTTACATTTTCAGTAAATTCGTGTAAACTAAGTTCATCAAGTCCATCACGGAAACGCTTTCTAATACTATTCAAACTTTGCCATGTACATATAGTATGGGTATGTCCTATTTGTTTTTTGTCGCCGAAGTAAACTCCAACGTCTAGTCCTAAGTTAGCATAATCATCAGCAGTTTGTCTTACCAAATCTTTGTTTGGTACAATAACTATTGATCTTCCATACTGTTCTACACGTTCACTAAGTGCTGCAGTAATTAATGTTTTACCTGCACCAGTGGCAATTTCTTGTAAACAATGTGGTGTACTTAAAAACTTGTTTACAATAGTAATTTGATAGTCACGAAGTGTAATAGGTTGTCCTGCCATCTGATGTTTTTCTGGCCACAGTCTATTTTGAAATGTTGTTTCATCTACGGTTGGAAAATCAAAAGTGTGTACTTTTCTAAGATCATCAATGTCAATATGATATCCTTGATCCATTATAATAGGTAATACTTTGTCTAGTAGGTTAATGTATGTAACACCGCCTACTGTAAAGTAACTTTGACATCCATCCCATCTGCCTAACTTGTATGCTGGCACATGAAAAGCATATGGTAAAAAGAACTTTAATTCTTTTTCACATTTTCTACGAGTGTTTACATCAAGTCCTTCGACTTTACAGTTAACTTCATCTTTAAGAATAATTTTACATTTCATACTAGTATAATACACTATTGTATAGGATAAGTCAAGCTCGAACGCTTGATTATGTTAGATATTTTAAAAGTAAATAAAGACAGAACAGTGTAAATGATATTGATACTGTTAATGATATCCAAAAACCATTTTGTAATACCATGTATGCAAAGATAGGAAAGAAAACTAAACTTACAACTACAAAGTAAACTGTTTCCTTTGCCAGTTGAGCAAACACTTCTGGTTGTACTCCACTAAGATGCATAAAGATAACACTTATTACACTGCCCAATGGTATTCCTAATATTAATGCACCCATGGTTGGGTTACCTTTTTCGGCTGCAGTTACTACACCTGCTATAACTAGCCCACCTATGATTGCTTTGATTAAGAATTCCATATGTTTATTTATGTCATAAAAAAAGCCCCGAAGGGCTTTTCTAAATTTTATTTTATGCTCTACGCATACATGTAACTTCTGCAGTACGTTTCCACTTTTCTTCACCAAAACTCTTTTTAAGATCTGCAAGTTTGGTAACCATACGCAAACTAATTTCACGCATCTTTTCTTTGTTATCAAACATGAAGTTCATTAAGTCTTCTTGTTCATCTTGTGTAAACTGATATTCATTAAGCATACCATCTGCAACAATCTGCTTACAACGTAATACTTTTTCACGCATTGTATCCATTGTAAGATCTAAGTAGTGACATCTTGACATAATAGCCGCTAAGTGATCTTTAATCTTACCACGTACATTATCAAATTTAAGGTTAGTAATAAAGATAACACTACCTTGGAATTCGAAAGTATCTGGAATTCCTTCACGTCTTAGCAATGCACTATCTGTATTCCAACTTAGTTTACGTTTCTTACAAGAATCAAGTGCCGCTTTAAGCAAGTTAAGACTTGTCTCGTCATACAATACTGTATCACAATCATCTAATACAAGAACACTATTTTTGTCTGCGTTATTGTAAAGTACTTTGTACAAACCAATTGCACTTGAGGCACCTTTGATAACTTCAAAACGCAATTTGTTACCTGCTAGTGTATCAAACAAACTATTTTTTTCTAGTACTTGTTCAACACCATATGATTTACCAACTCCTGGAGGGCCTGTTACAACCATGCCACGCACAACACCATCAATTGACGCTTGCGTCATATCATCTAGTATACTAAAACGTTCACGCATACGCTCGATAATTTGATTATCAGTTTCATTTGGATTGTCCTTCACATTATTAGGAAGAACTTCTACAATTGTCTCGCCTTTACGATTCTTGCGAGCCTTCTTTAGTTGCATTTGTGCCATTTATTAAACTCCTGTTTTTTATTAACTATACTTACAGTATACAGTAAGACATCTTACTTGTCAACCTTTTATTTGATCTTTTATTCATAGATTTGGGCCCAATACAATAGAGGGCCCAATAATCTAGTTTAGTAAGTATTATACTAATACTCTTTTTTTAGAAATAGTGTATTCGTTAGTTTGTCTACCAACAACACCTGTTTCAACTGTAGTTGCTTTTACATTAAAACCTTCGTCTCTTAATTCAGAAAGTCTTGCACCCGGAGATGCTATGTCTAACTTGTGTCTCAAGTCGTCCATAGTAAAAGATTTACCTGTACCCCAGAATTTAGCTAGGATTCTTTGATTTTGAGTACCTTCTTTGAAAAATTTAGTACCCACTGCTTTTGTTTTTTTAGTTTTTGGCATTTTAACTCCTTTTTTATTAATTATAATAACTTAATGTTATTGTTAAGTATAATATATATTAGGAAGTGGATTCTGTCAACCTTTTAAATAAAACCCTATAATTGTAGGATTTTTACCCTATTTACAATGGTTTCTTTTGCATTTGAGTACTTTGATAACTCATGTTTGTTAACTGTACCACGAATTTTAATAGTTTTATCCGAAATAATATCACTAATATCCGGTTGATCTCGCCACCAAAACTTAATAATATCCTTTTCAGCGTAAATTGTAGTAATCATATAAACATCACTAGTTTGAATGAATTTAACATCTAGTACTTTTACATTAATATCGTATCTTTTACCACGATTGCCAAAATACATACTACTATGCTTTAGTGCAGACATCTTGTCGTCAACTGCTTCACGCTTTTTATCAATTACTACACTATGTGGTAAACTAGCAATAATACTTACTGCAAATTTATTAACTTCTGGGTCAGATAATGCTTTAGCAACGTTTTGCTCAAAATTATTGAGGTTGTTAGTCATCTTTTTGATCATTAACTTACCATTAATACTATCAATAAGATTATTAGCATTTGTAATTTCTTCTTCAGAGAATGACATTTCTGGATCTTCTAGAATATCAACAATACAAGTTTTGTTATCTCGTATTTCAATGGGATTTCCAGATTCTGTGTCTGTATCTGTGTAACCTTGTCCACTACGAACAAATCCTTGATCGTTATAAACTAAGACTGCTGCACACATTACATCAATAACTGTAATAGTTGGCCATGGTGTTTTTTTCATTTGAGACTCCAGTGGTAAAGTTGAATAATTAAACATTTCCTATTTATAACTATAGTATACAGCAAGATGTCTTACTTGTCAACCTTTTTATAGTGAAATATCTTCTAAACCTGCTGCACGTAATTTAACAACATTATTAATTTGGAATTGTTTGGCTTCTAATGCCTTAATAATGCCTATGTATTTGTTTCTTACCAAACTAAAATCGTTGATAAGATATTGTAAATCTACTACATCTTGCTCGCCGTCAACAAACTTGTCTGCATCACGCGAGCTAAGTGCTTTATTGTAGTTTTCTAGAAACTTAC